ATAACTTTTGCATCTTCAATTAAATCCAACATATTAAAACCTCCTATTTGACCCCGCCAATTAAGGCGGGGTTATTTTATTACGCTCTTGCAGCCAAGGTCACAAAATGGCTGTGCTTCTCAGCGGCCGCACCCTTATAGGGTGTGATACCCTGTCCGAGCATAGGTTGTCCGTCACAGCGATAGACGATCCGGAACACGCTTTCGTCGTTCAGGAATCTCACATGAATGGAGAAATCCGAGCGTGTACCCTTGTCGATCCAGTAGTACTTGCTAAAGTCGCCTAAAATAATATCGCCTTTATCGCCCAGTGTGCTACTTTGTTCCATGGGAATTACCGGGCGGCCGAAGATAGTCGAATACTGCGACCCTGAAGCCCCACCTGGCGGCAACCATACCGGAGCCGCACCAGTACCAACGTCAAGGTGTAACCCTGCAAGTTGGGGTTCGCAATTCTGGTTGACTAACCAAACAGCATTCGGACGGCTCGACGCGATCAGCTTTGACCACATCTTTAAGATGTTCGGATAGGTAATCGTGTCAGCATCCTGCCCAACTTCCTTCCCCTGGCTTACCAGGCAGCCAGCATTTAACACGCCCAACGGACGGCCAGCGCCAGTACCGCGCAGAATGGCGTCGTCAATCATAAAATTCAACTCATCCTGAAAGGCGGTCTGCACATAACTCTCAAGTGCGCCGGAATCCTGAATCAACTCATCGGTTAGATAAGCCAGCCCAGCCAACTTATTGAGATTCAGATTAATCATACGGAACTTAGGCTTGCTCTTGGTCTTTGCTCCAGCCTCTTCGAGCCAATACATTTGGATACCGCCCCAACGAGAACCTAATGCCCTGGAACTCTCGTCAATACCGGGTATCTTTATACCGTTACTGTTACCGGACAAGCTTAGTCGGTTTATACGGCTTGCAAGTTTGCCAGTCTCGAAAATCGGTTTCATCAGAGCCGCAGCGAAATCCTGCTGCACCAAAAACCCACCATCAGACGCGACACCTTCACTCAGGCCAGAGGCAGCGCGCAAATTCAAACGCGGGTCAATACCCCTGTTATCACCGGCTTTCATTACGGCTTGCAACTGTTCGCCAAATGTCAGAAAACTATCCTTCTTGTTGCGCTCTTCTTTGGAAATTGTAGTTTTACCAACATCGGGTTTGGTCGGCTCTACTTTCGGTTGCGCCAATCTCTTTTCGGTTTCCTCAATGCGCTCTTCCATTGCAATCAAGGATTCCAACTCGTTAACCTTGTCAAGCAAACTTCCTCACCCTCGTCTTGCATCGGCTCGACTACAGGCTCAAAAATATCCAGAAGCCTTCTCAGACTTTGAATGCAGGACTCTTTTTCCTCGTCCTTAATTTCTTCTTCTTTTATATGCCGTTCGTAGACGGTTTTAATATCTTCAATGGTTGTGTCTACTTCGGGTTCCTTCTCAATTTCGGCTTTAGCGTTCTCAAGCGAGCGTAGTGCAACGGTAGTGTCCTGGTAAGCAGGGTATGTCACGACTGAGGCATCAAAGACCTCACCAATCTCTAACAACGTCCTGGTAGGCGTATCACTTTCTATGTCGTCCCAACTATCGGACTTGACCGTAAACCCAAATGACTGCTCTTTAATGTTTTTCAGCATAATGTTTTCAACTAAATCACGAGCATAAGAAGTGTTAGGTGGGTCCACTTCCATCCATAAACCCCTATCATCTTCCCTAAGAGTAAGTGTGCCGGCCGACTGACGACCTAATACGTAATCAGGGTTATGGTTATATAAAGCCCTGGCATCAGATGTCTTTAACGCACTCCTGAACGCCCCCGGTGCTATCTTTTCCCGAAATCCCATATCAACGGATAACTTATTAAACACGGCAGCATAACCCGTAATCTTCGGCAGGGTTTCACCATCCCCCCGTTTCTCTAACTTCATATCCTTGATAGTGAAAAACCGCCGCTCAACATTAGGGTGCAACTCGGCTTTTTTGTCATCTGAATATCTGTTACCCATTTTTACGCTCCCTTGTTTCGTATTTTTTTACATGTGTTTCATATTGCGGTCTGTACCTGTACGGCACTAACTGCACCAATAAACAATTCTGGCAAACCACAATCGGATGCCCTATTCCCGTAATCTCTGTCTTGCATCTTTTGCAATAATATTTCATACCGATAAGTAGCAATCACAATGCGAATGTAGGGGTGGATGCCGTTTCATACCCTTTATCTTCATTGGTTGCTCTGCTCCCTTTGGGTTTAATTCTTGACCGTCCTCAACAAACGATTGACCCGACGCCACCCTACGCCCCTCTAACTCCTTGCAGAAATCACAGGTCTTGGGCCCCCTTGTTCGCCAAACTGTTGTCAGGCCCGCGCTAAAAGCAACATACTGGAATACTGCATTACTTGCCCTTACTGTCTCATTGATAGCTATCTTATCCGGTCTTTTATCTCGCCACTCATCAACCCTTTCACTCAACCCCTCAACGTCTTCTTCCAAAAGAGATATTAACTGGCCGCGCGAAGACCCTGTATGCCTCTTTGCGTACACGTCAACGTAATCTGTAATGAAATCAACTAACTCCTGATTCATACCGGGATCGACCCCGACTTCTCGCGCCGATTCCCCCTGTATTGCTTCAGCGAAAGAATGAAACACCGGACCAATCTGCTCTTTTATGTAATCAGCCTGCCTATCGTAAAAATCAGTCAACCACTTCTCCAAATCTGTCTTGGCTCTTTTCTCCACGTGCTTTTTGACTTCTTTTTTTACGGCGATTGCTTCTCTGTTTACGATCCTTTGCGCGGCTTGACGGAACAACGGGAGGTACTGCTTGGCGACCCTGTCCCTTCCGACGATTGACCTTTTTTCGACGTTGCTTTTCCAAAATGCCTTTAACTCCTCTGGGGTTTCCTTTATTTCTTGAACAGGTTGCGGTTGCTCAAGCTGTATGCCGGCGTCTTCTTTTGGAATCCAATTAAGAGGCACGTAATACTTTTCACCCTGCCCCTCTGGCTGCGGGTTCAGGTTTTCAAGCTCTCTGACCTCATCAGCGTTCATTAGGCCGTTTGAAATCGCAGTTGCATAGGCAGTATAGCGTTTTTCAATATCGCCCCGTAAAAGACCGCTCACAGCGTGCTCAAAGAAATACTTTTTTCGTTCCTTCTCGTTTAAAAGCTGTGTCGCGTATGCCTGTTCAAACCGAACTAACCACGGGCGCAGTGAATACGTAACAAACTCAAGCCCTTGCTCCTCTATGTTGGAATATGTTGCTCGGTCTAACGATTTAAGCATGTGCGGAGGCATATTGAAAACGCGACAAACTTCGTCAATTTGGAATTTCCGGGCATCAATTGCTTGCGCCTGATCCGGTGATACACCAAATACCTTTAACTGCATCCCCTCTTCGAGAATTGCTACCCTTTGTGAATTACTTAACCCCTGGTGAACGGCGTTCCAGTTTTTGCGTATCCGGTCCTGCGCTTCCTGACTTAAACTTTGCGGATGCTCTAAAGCCACGGGCGGTTTTGCACCGTCACCAAAAAACCTTGCAAAGTATTCTTGTAGTGCTAAAGAAAGCCCCACAACTTCCGTGTTTGTCTTAATCGGCTGATAACCGAGCAACCCGCTATGCGAAAACCCGCTTATACGCAGGATATTATCCCGGTGGAAGTTCTTGTGCGTGCCGTCTGATAGCTGATACCGATAAACAAGCTCGCCGTCTTTCATCCGCAATAGTTCCATACGGCTTGTCAGCAACGGCCAGAGCCCTGCGATCCGATCCAGTTTATCCCGTTCTATCTCAGCATAGCTAGTCCCGGTCATAAGCACCTGGCCCGCCTGTGCTTCACGAAATGAAAGTGCAGTCATTTCCGGGTTTGGCTCAAGGTGCATTAGGTTATAGAGTGTGTGGGCAGTGTATTTTTCTTTGCCCTTTGGTTTTAGTCGCTTGTATAGGTGTAGGGGTAAACTGGCAATTGATTGTGAAAGTTGCGTTACAGCAGACCAAACCGCCGCACTTGATAGGGAATCTTCTTCTGTGACCTCTATACCCGTCTTACTTGTATAGTTGCCGCCTAAAAGACCCAAGAACGGATTGGCCTGCGTCGGAACTTTTGCCGCCCTAAAAAGACGCAAAAATCGCATACACTGGTCCTATGTTAGTTTTGGAAATTAACGCGAATATCTGGTAGGAATTGAGGAATGGTTATAAGTTAAATTGTATCAACCC